CAGGGTATTAGGTGCCGCAGATCATTGTAGCTCTTGCCTTGATTTTTTGGATGTCTGATAATTCAGTTTCTGGTAGCATTATCAACCTTTGTTTTTACTTTCATCCTAGTAAATGTCCACAATACAACGGTGTCACATGTGAGAATATGCCACATTCTGTTTGACAAATATCTGCGTACCAAGTAAGGACATTTATAAAACGGCTTCATGTGTTAATTATACGTCACTGTTGGTCTTGTGGTATTCTATCCTCTTGTTCCAGCTTGATAGCCGCCAATCTTTGCGTTCCAATGGTCGAAAGTTCGTCCTCTGTAAAGCAGTTGAACATCCTTAACGTAGTCTCAATCGCAATCGCGCCATTACTTACCGTGTAAACATTCGCAGCTGTTTCAAGGGCAAGTTTCTTAATCTGAATTTCCTTGTCAATTATGTTATCCCTTAGTTCGGCTGAATTCCACTCAATATTTAACCTTCCTAATTCCGGCGGATCTGCAAACCCCTGGAATTCCTTTTGTACCTTAGCGGTCATTTCAATCAATGCTCTTAACGCGCCGGTGTTTTCCTTTTGGAATCGAATACACTTTCCAATCAATCCGTTTTCCAACTGTTTTAGTGCCTCGCCTGACAATTGACCTTGCGTAGTAATACCGTGAATCGGAGTATTGGTCACATGAGATATTTGTACCGCAATCTTTTCTATCTGGTCGGTGTATTGTGAAATATCAGACGCGGTAAACTCACCAACTTCACAAGCAGACAAGAACGCGGTAGCCTCTGCGCTCAATTCAGTTACCGCCTTTCCGGTATCATCCGTGAATACTAGGTTGATAACCGATCCCGGCGTGATACCTGATTTGTCAATAGGAAAGCCTTTTGACCATGCAACCTTGAAAGCAGAAAATTCACTCGCCATAACCTGAGAATGAATTGTCCTGTTTAATACATCATTCAATGGTATTCCTTTTCTTACCTCAGATTCACCAAATTGAGTGAATGAATCTTTAGAGTTCGCAAAGTGAATAATTGGAATAGGTAACGACCAGGTTTTTACGCGCTCCTCTAAACTTTCATCCAGGTAAACTTCTTGACCATTAGAATCAGCCGTAAAATAAGAAATGCTATTCTCTTGATAAACGATCACCTTCATTTTTACGGTGGTAGTTGGTTTGTCGTTTGAAATATCTGTATCGGCATAACTGTATAGCTTACACGCCCAAATTGGATAGTCGCTACCCTGTCTTGTCAAAGCGAATAATCCAGAGAATCCATCATAAGCAGGTTCTACAATCCACTTAGAGTTTCTAGGGTCAACCATGACATAAGAATCCGCGTCCCTGATTGCGCCCCTATAAATCATCCCCTCAATGGCTTCAAAGTCATTATCAATTAATAACTTCTGGACGTATTCATCCGCCGTAACCTTGGCGTCGCCCTCTAATTCAGACTCAATGTTATTCACACTTAACCGACCTGCCATTTTATCTACTACGGTACTCATGTAGTTTATGTTCAAATCGTTTAAGTCTGATTCGTCTTTTGTAAGGCGTAGCATCTGCCTCATTTGATCAGTTAGGTTTGCGTCGTGGTCGCCATTAACATACCTTCGATACTTCGCGGTTCTTGCACCCCTCTTTTGGACTGAATATCTAAATGTGTTACCACCGTCAATAGCCTGGTATAAGACCGGGTCGGTCTTTAGTAGGGCACTACAAATAATTCCCTCGTTTGACATCTTTTACCTCTTTTTTATCTTTTATGTAATTGGTTATCACAGCCGGATTGATTGAAATTTTATTTTCACTTCTTATGTAATTGGCGTATAAAATACTTTCGCCCTTGTCAGGCGACCTTCCAATTCTCTTTTTTATTTCGTCTTTTTCTTCCACTAAGACACCCGAAGTTGTTAACTTGTATCTTGCAGAACACAAATCCGCTACGATCTCATTTCCAGGCGGGAGACAAATATTATCGCCATCAACAGGATCGAGCGCGTCCCTCATTTTCCAGTAGTATTCCGCTCTCAGATTACGCATCTTTAGTTTACCACTTTTATCTCGATATTCACTACCGGACGCGGCATTAACGGCACTTAAATTATCATACATTGGTTTTAGTGAATCATAAACGGCCGACCCAATACCACCAATATCTATATTCATTATAGCAGGTTCTTGTTTACCTAATACGTTTTGAATAAGTGCCGCCGCCGTTGGACCGTCTTTGACAATCGATCCTGGCCAAAAAGAAACTTCGCTAAACCAATTGTCATATCTTAGTGACATACTCATGTTATACCTGCCGCCCCTGGCGGGGTCAATCCCTACAGCGGTTAATGGTACTTCTGGTTTAGGCGTTTCATTCCAACGTCTCTGAGCTGCAAGTACCCACTCAGTAGGTATAATCTGCCAGGGGTCAGCCATCGCGGACGCTTGAAAATCACCATTAAGTAATTGTGATCGTAATGGTTCTGGAAGTGACTGCAAAACAGATTTATAACGATTATCGGCAGATAGAAACGGATTGTCAGATAGCTTTGCTGGAATGAATGTCCTTGATAATGGGTAAATCATTTCGCCATTGTTGTCAATCGGATCGCCTGTTAGAAACTCCCTCTCGTCACCGTCTATTGTGGCATACCACCTTAACTCACCTGGTTTAGCGGGATTAGGATGTTTAGGGTCAAGCCACGCGCCCCATCGTTTTATAATCCAATTTCCGGCTTCATCAATCGGAGGGTTTCCGGTTGCTACAATTCTAACCCTTTGGTTATTGTTCTTTGATCTATTCCATCCACAAATAAAAACGTACTGCGATTCTGTAAACTCTGGCAATTCATCAAATAACTTATGGTCGTGTGGTCTACCCTGCCAGTCCTTTTTATTGTCCTCATACTGCACAGCACCAAACTCTATTGTCTTATTGTTTTCCAAATTCCACGAGTGCTCTGATTTATTTTCCTTACCAGTGTCTTTGATTACTTCCCTTGCTTGTTGAATAATCTCTTTCAGGTTCGGGTATACTCTACGAAAAATAGCCGCGTGTTCTGCTAATTCAGTCGCTAATCCAATCAGTAAACTTGACTTACCGCCACCCGCAGCCCCGCCATAAAATAATTCGTCAGCCCTAGAAAGCAAGGCCAACCACTGTGGTTCACTTTGCGGGATCCACCTGGCCGTCTTGTTCTGAACTCTGTCCAGGTATGCTTTTTCGGATGGCATTAGCGAGTGTAGATATTGCTCTATCATATCCATCTATTGAGTTCACCTTTTCGCCTTGCGTTGTAATATCCACCTCGGATTTATCAACAAATAATTTATGATACTTCCCTAAAGTAACAAGAGCATCATAAGCAGAATATAATTCTATTTCAGTCTCAATAATCTCTCTGTCCTCGTCGCTTTCTTTTTTTGCGAGAATAGTAGTTACTTTCTGTTTGATCTTTTTTATGAGTTTTGATTGTGGCTTTATCGAGAGGTTATCATCCGCGTCTTTTGACATGAGGTTCAATGTAAATCCGCTCGGAGTAACGTCCATTAAGTCAGTTATGTTTCCTTTTGCAATATCTGTTAAATTAGCCAAAACCTCGGCAGAATCCATTGTTTTTTGGCGTACTGCCTCAATTATTTCAGGTTTTCTAAGGTTTTCTGATCCAATTGAATAAGCAGTCTTTGGTGAATATCCAGCACGTAACGCCGCTTGCGTAGCGTTATAGTCCTTCAGATATTCATTGACAAATTTATCCTGCTTGTTTGTTAGCGCCATTTAATTGATCCATAAAATCTGAAATATCCTTTAAACACCCAGAACTATAAACAGCCTGGCAAGTTGGAAAATAACAATATTGACGCCAACTCGAAAACCATTTGACTATTCCTAATTCAGTATCGTCACGAGTTTTACATGACCAAACAGAAGTTTTAGGTTTATCCTCTGTTTTCACAAAGTGCAAATATTTATACTCGCATTTGATCGGTTCACTCATGCGTCCTCACTCAATTTATTATAGCATAAAAGCAAACGACCCGGTATTATCCAGGTCGATTACAGCATTCACCTCGTGCGAGTGTAACTCCAAAATTATTATACTACTTTCTTTGGCCTTCCGCCTTTCTTCCCGTTTTCAGCGGATGAACGTGCTTTCTTTTCTGTTTTTATTGAACCCAGGATTGAAGCGGCATCACGCAATCGAAGTTCCGTACTTTTGTCATCGTATAATTTTCTGGCTTGCGCGCGATCTGTCAACGCCTCGTCAAGTTCTCTGGTAAGTCGGTCGTACTCCCCTAGCGCCACGGCGTATGCCAACTCCGCATGATCTTGTATTGGTGCGTGCATTGTTGCGTAAAGTGCCTGAATAAATTCATTGCGCGTTATTTGCGTTTGCTTCATTCCATTAACTCCTTTTCTGATTTTTCAACCTCTGGAAACGCTTCTATTTTGCTGGCTATTTTGAAATTATTTCTATGTCTGTCGCATGTATAACACGGAGATTTTGGATCGGTAATATGCTCTCGTGCAAACTCACAATCACCACACCATTTTTCAACCATAAAAAACCTTTCTTCCGGTGAATCCCGCCGGTAGGGTTTGGTTTGTTATCCTATTGCTGCCCAAATTATGTTGTATCTTGTGAAAATTTCGTTATGTTTAGTTTGGTATTCTTCTGACTTTTGGTCGGTTATTTCTTTTTTTAGTGCTTCAACTTCCGCGTTGTACATTTTGATTAGTAGTTCGTTTGCTTTTTCGTTTTTCATTTTTATCTCCTCGTGTCTTATGTATATATAATACAACCTATTGATTGGTTTGTCAATAGGCAATTACATAATTTTACGCGGATTTAACACAAAACACCCCCTATAAAGGGGATGCTTTGCAGAGGAGAGGAGAAACGTTTACCGTTAATATACTACCACGTTTCCCGATTATTTCAAGTCCTGTTAGGGTTGGTTTAGGTATGTGTGAAAACTCTACACCGTTAGTATGCCTAATCATGGACGTGAAAACTATTTCTTAGGCTTGTTCATGTTGAACACCTGCATTACTTCTGCCTCGATCAAAACGTCAAGCCTCGCTAAATCAATTTTGATTCCCTTGTTCGCAAGCCACTCAGTTGCAACATCAAGCGCGAACGCTTTTTTATCCTGAATGTTTCCAACCAGTCCCTCTTGTTCGGCGGCGTAAACAGCGGCAGTAATGGCCTGTTGAATAACCCATTCAGCATCATCGTTAAGTTTTGCCTTGATCTCGTTGACAACTTTCGTAATCCAGGCAATTACAAGTCCGGTCAAAGCCGCAAACAATACAGGCAAAACAGCTTCTAAAAACTTCTGCCCGAACGATGAAAGTAAACTTAAAAAGTATTCCATGTTTTCTCCTTGAATAGTTTTATTATACACCCTAACTTTAAATTACTTCGCGCCCAACTGGCTTTCCAAAATCAATTAACTCATGTCTGTTTTCCTCCGTTATGCCGGATAGAATTTCTTCAATTCCGTTTCCTTTTAGCGCAATTATTCCAAAATCACATAACCACTGTTCAATTACCCTTGCCTTTTCATGGTTGTTTGGAATTTCAATCCTATCAACATTTGAATAAATTTTACCACGCTCTTTGATGGGTTTAATGACATACCTATTTATTTTTTCATCCCAAAATATTTTTATGCCGCTTTTCATTATTCTCCTCTTAGCACTTCGGCCTGATAAACACCTGTTCTGGTTCGTAACTTTGCAACTGTTTGATTACCTCAATCTCTCTCTGCATTTTCCTCGCTTTCAGTATCATTTCAAGTAAGTTTTCCCAGCCTTCGTCTCGGTTATGCCCCTTGACTTCACCGGCGCATATTACCTTTTCGTTGACCGAGACAACGTAGGTGTAATTTGAACTCTCGTTGGATCCACCTTCATTGTGGACGGTGATTATCAGCATCATTGCTCAGAGAATTCAAGGTTTTTATTTGTGGGATTAATTTAGTCACCTTATTCATTAATTCAAAATAAGAAAATGGTAGCGGTGTGCGCCAATGTGATGGTATTTTTCCGTACGCAATACGTAGGGCGCCTGATAAATCCCTAACCATAGTAAACAAATCGTGTATTTTTTCAATCATCATTTCGTCCATTTCTGTTGATGGCAACGATGCTGACGAAAACCCCAACGCCACAACCGCGCGGTCATAAAATTCGCCGTAGCTTTCCATAGCGTCACTAGCGAACGACCCAACTTTTGGCGCGCCCTCAAAAAGCGTGGTTTGTTCAAATATCCAATAATCTCCAGAACTACACAAGAGACGTAATCCTGTTGTTTGTAGTATTCCCTCAAGCCATTGTTCAAGGTGTTGCGGATTGTCTGGAGAGAAATAATAAACTTCAGTTTTATTCATTTTAGCGCCTCAAATGCAATCATCTTTAGTTTATCCGCACCGTGAAGTTTATCATTCTCGTACGGCTTTAGATCAAATTTACAAATATTTTCAAGCGCGTCTTTTAATTTTTTTTCTACACCAAAATCAATCGGATTGACATAATCCACTGGAAACAAATTGCCATTACAGGCTGGGCATACTTCGTAATTAAATACCGTTTCTAGCTCAAGCTCTTTTTTGCATTGTTGACACCTGAATTTGGTTTTCACACTCTCTCCTATTGATACCTGAATGTCTTGTCTAATGCGTTGCTCACGTTTTGCGCACCGAACCGATCAACTAAATATTTTCGTGGCGCACCTTGATTGTACAACTTCCTAATTTCTTGATAACGCGCTTGTTTCCATTTCTCAATCATTTC